CATTGTTACGAGGGTAGAGCTTGCGATTTAGCTCCTGCTCGATCTTCTTGAGCCAAGTCTGCAGCGTGTACTGCACGAAGGCCCGGCCATTGGTTTCAAGGCCAGTGCCCCACGACGTCGAGCCAGTGGACTCGTTGATCATGAAGCCAGGCACGCCGAATGCGCGGGCAATATCCATGACTTGGAACTTCCTAGCCTCCAACAGTTGCGCGTCCTCGGCCGACAGGCTCAGTTCCTTAGCCGTGATGCCCTCGGTCAGAACCAGCGGCAAGCGATGCGCGTTGGCGAGGCCCGCGTATCGGTGAGCAAACGCCGTTTGCAGCTGAGTGATCTGCTGCTCATTCATGCGCGCCGCTGCTTGCAGGATGATGGAGGGGTGGGCGCCGCCTTCGAAAAACTTACCGCTGTATTCGTCCATTGCCAGCGCATTGCCGATCGCCGTACGCGCGCCAAACTGGATGACGGACATCGATCGCATCGTCGTGTCGTCAAAGCCAAGCCCTGGGAAATGCAGGATGTCGGAGGGGTCGAACCAGGTCGAAATGCCGTGAGATGGCATGTTGACGTAGTATCGAACGCCCTCGCCAGGGGTGCGAATCGGTGACACGCAGCCCCACGGCAGTGGCAGGATTTCGCGAATCGTGCCATTCATTCGCCAGCGCAGCAGCGCGAAGGCATCGCCGCGCAGCAGCTGCGCCATGCTCACGCCTTCCCACATGGAGGCCGCCGTGTATTGCGGACTGGGCTGCTCATTCAACAGATACCACAGGTCACTACGCGGCATACGCGCTGGGATCTCACCGCCATCCAGCGAATACTCGTGGACGGGCATGCTTACGATCGCGCCAGCGATCTTGGCTACGCAGGCCGCGACTGCGGACACGCGCATCGCGGATGTTGCTGACACTGTCGTGCCCGACGGCGCCACACCAAACGCCTCCATGACGTCCGCGCTGTATTGTGACTGGTTTGATACCTGCGTTTCCTCACGACGCGCAGGCGCCTTCCGCCAGTGCGCGGTGGCCTCCAGCGCATCGAATAGTTCCATAGTGTTCCTTACAGGAGTACAAAGCCCTGGGTGATCTCGCCGCAGTCGGCAACCGGGTTCAGCGACATAAGCTCAACGGCGTTGAGCATCGCCATCAATGGGTCAATCTTGGCCGAGCCTGATATCTGCTTCGTGATCAGGACGGCGTTCCCGCGCGGCTCGACGCGTGCGTTACCAACGCACCAGGCCATCAGGGGCTGAGCGCCATGCACGAACACGCCTTCCGCGAGCTTGCGCTCCGCCGTCTTGATCGGGCCGGTCAGCTTCCAGCCTTGCGAGATCCCGACAATGCGATCCTCGGGGATGCCCGCCTGCAGCATCGCGTCGAGAATGCCGCCGATGCCGCTGGGGTCGATGCCCATCTTGTTGAGCAGCCCGGCTTCGTGGACCATGGCCACGTTCGCAGCGAACTGCTCGACGTCTTCACCGATGCGGTTCACCAGGGTCAGGTGGCCGTCTTTGGCGAAGTCCCGCAGCCGCGGCGCGATTTCCTTGCGGCGCTCCAGCACCGACGGGTGGCCCCAGGCATGCCCCCATCCGAGCCAGCGCCGCGTCTCCTTGCAGCGGCCAATTGCGTACTGTCCAAGCAAGTCATCAAGGCCGCCGCCGTCGCCCCCCATCGTGACCACTTCCGAGCGCGCGATCAGGTCCTCAAGCGAGAATGTCCGCTCGAGCACGCCCTGCTGCTCCCAGAACTCGGCGCCGGGCCAGCGATCCGACCGAAGGTTCAGGCCAATCTCGACATTGAGGTGCTTACTGAGGAAGCCGCGCAGCGACTCCTCTCCGCCCGCCTGGGCCTTGCGGAGCTCGCGCTCAAGGAACTCGGCGTCCACCGAGAACCCGAGGTTAGGATTGACGATACCGAAGTTCTCCGGCTTCAGGTGCTCGCCGGCGGCGATCATCTCCTCGGGGAACTCGTAAAGCACCGGGACAAAGCGCGGATCGTTGATCTTCCCGTCGCGCACGTCGCGCGCATACTGCAGCTTCTGCCGAAACACACCCGCCGGCGGCTCGTCGGACTGGGTCGTCAGGTAAATGACGAAGCCCTCCGGCCGTGACGCCAAGCCGCCGATCGCCTCACGCAGCATGTTCTCCGCGTTGGCCTGCTTACCGAACAGCCAGATTTCATCGACCAGCGTTCCGACCGACTTTTTACCTGCTGCCGTGTTGGCATCGGCCGCAATCACCTTCAGCGTCGCAGACGTGCCGCGGTGCGTGATGGTCTTGATGTGGGTCTGGACCTGCATGAGGTCGTCCAGATCCTCCTCGTGCTTCACCATGTCCCGGCTCGGCGCGAAGGAGTTCGCGGCGACCTCCAGTGTGGGAGCGAGAATCGTGAACTCGCCGGACATGCGCCAATTCAGGATCAGCGCCGTCATCATGATGCCGGCTGCGATGGTCGACTTCGAATTCTTCTTCGGGATCAGGATGAACCATTCAGTGATCAGCCGCCGCCCTTCCGTTGGCGAGTCCGGCCGCGCGTCGTAGGCGCCGAAGATCGACGCCACCAGGTCGAACACCCACTGGTCACAAGCCTCGCCGAACGTGGGACTGCCGGGCGCATCGACGATCTTGAGCTGCTTGAATATCTCGACGGCGTGCGCGGCCTGATCGGGGAACAGCGGCGGCGGGATAATGGACCGGCCCGACTTCAGCCGCTCTTTCCAATCGAGACAGGCTGTCGACCATTCCATGTGCACTCCCTTACTTCACGCGCTTGAGCCCAGGCGGCGCCGGCGTGCCGAATTTGTTGGCAGCCTTTTTCGCCGCGTCGGCCTGCGCATCCTTCTTGCCGCCCTCTCCCAATTTCTGATGCTTGAACGGCAACATCGCCTTGGCGGCGTCAATTCGGTACCGGAGATCGGCCGCCGGCTCGTTCATGATCGTCGTGAGAAACTTGATCGGATCGTCGGTATGCGGAATGTCAAGATTGACATCATCGGGAGAGCTAGGCGCCGCCGGCGATCGCTGCGACTGCGGACCACTTGCCGTCGCTTTTCTGTTGCTTTCTATGTAACTTTTAACACCCGGCTCTTTAACAAGCCGGGATCCGGCGGCCGACGCCGTTTTTTCGCTGTACCCGGCGCGAATTGCCGCTTCCTTATTGGAGAACCCGGCCAACACGGCATCGGCGAAGGCTCGCTGTTTGCCTGTTAAAGCCATTAACAAATTCCTCCACGGGGAAAAAATTCTGCGAATGAGGGACTATGCGGTGTCGGTGGTGATAGGGTTGCCAACTTGCAACACCCCCTACCCCTTCCGTCTGTCAGCCGCCGCGCGCCCGCTCCCGGGCCTCGCGTGCCGACTTCGCGTCGTGGCAGGGCTGACACAGGAGCTCCTTGTTCGCGTCGTCGTCCGTGCCGCCCTGCCACAGAGGGATAATGTGGTCGACCGCTGCACCGACGCTCACCCGGTCATTCCGTTGACATTCCTGGCACAGCCCCTTGTCGCGCTTGCGTATCCGCTCACGATCCTGCACGCCGCGCCATCCGCGTACGCGCTCGACCGTGTCCGGACGGACTGGCGCTAGTGTGGCGAGGCGGCCGCCTGCGGCCTGTAGTCGCGGCTTGAGCGTCTGAAGCTTTGGCATCAGCAGACCTTCGACAGTACGCGGCAGATGCGCCAAGCGGCAGTCAGCGCCTTCAGTGGCGACAGCCCGTACGCGCGCCACGCACGGTAGGAGCGGACGAAACGCTGATGAAGCGGAGGCAAGCGCAACCTGACCACCTTCGACTCGTCGCTCATTTTGGCCTCCATGCCTCTTGCGCTTTGTCGCGCAGCCTCTGCGCCCTGAACAGGTCACGCAGCATGCCGCGCACGTTCTCGGGTAGGCTCTTTGCCAGCTCGACGAACGTCATGCCGGCGGCGCCGTATCCCTTGGCCCGCAGGATGGCCTTTGCATCCTCGCAGTCGACCAGGTGCGTGGCGATTCGATTGAGCCGCTCGGGATCCGCGACCTTGCATTCGCTCGCCCGACCGCCCA